CTTACCAGGACCTTTCTGAACCTTGTAACTATGCCAGTAGCTTGGAGTTACTGCGTCACCCAAATAGTAACATTTGATGTAATAACAATCTACTTCTTCCATCTCTTTAATTTTAACATATTTGAGCAATGGGCGACCACCGTAATAGTCAAACTCCCAGTCCCATACATCCAATGGGCTAATGGCACACACATAAGGTCTGCCAAGATTCCCTTCTGTTGCTTGGGGCATGTCAACTGCGACCCAACAATGCCCAAATATACTTGTTAAATCTCCTACACCTTCCATAAAACCATTCATTGAACGATTAGTTAAGTCACTGTCTAACTGAAACAAATCAATCCATTCATTAGTCTCAGGAGCAATGTGTTTACCTTGTGGTGTACAGAATTGTAAATTGCGTTTGATGCCTGGCTCAAACAATACATCATTGATAGTGTCTACAATGTAACGACATATAGGCTGTGCTACTGTGTTAGCTACTAAGTCTAGGTACAATGTACTATCTTCGCTAGGTCTTTTCTTGCGTACAGCTTGCTTGAAGGTGATGCCACCAAGATATGCGTATTGATATGATAACATCTGTAAATAAATGTTATCGTACACTGGGTTTCGTTTTAATAAATCGCGGTTATTGTGCATTGTTGTGTCTCTTTATATTGCCCGAGGCGAAATCTTTTGATGTATGGTGCATAATCTATTTATGCTTAAATTTTTGATTTGCATTTATCACCGTGATTTCTACCTATACTAGTATCAGCTTGTGTTACGCCACAATACTTACATGTTTTTTTAGGTCTTGGTACACCTACCATAGATTTATGTCCCCAATACATTTGACGACCTTTATTCTCCATATCAGCAGAGTTTTGTTTGCGTGTACCTAGCCATAGATGTTTAGGATTAACGCAACTTGGATTGTCGCATGTATGGCATACGCACATGCCTGGTGGTATTATTGTATTGTTATAGAACTCATAACTCATTCTATGTCCAGTACGCATACGCATATTAGTTGTATCACGCATTAGTGAATAGCCAAGTTTGTTTTTAGCGGCTTGCCATACCCAACATCCTGTGATAGGATCTACAGTTGATAATCTTTCTATTCGTTCATCTAGTGGTTGTCTAGTGCCAATTTTCGGTCCCGTTTTTGCCATATTAATCTGCTCTTTCATAAATTGAAATGCTTCTATCTTTATGTCCAGTTGATCCTCTGTACAGTACGGCACCAACTTCTAGCCATTCAGTATTTTTATAAAAAGGTCTTTGCCAATCTAACCAAACGATGTGAGCTTTAGGTGCACTTGCTTTATACAATTCATTGAACACTTTTTTAATATTCAAACTATCAGCCGGGCAATTGTATCGTTCCTGATATTGCTTTAATCGTTCTTCACCATATGGTGGATCACAAACCCATAAATCATGCTGTGCTATTGCGTGTTTGCTCATTTCCCTAGCGTCAGCATATAATGTATCTGAACTTTGTGGATTAATATCATACTTTTGTCCGGGTAAATCTTTTATATCTGCTTGCCCAGCATATAAATGAGCAATTGATTTTTTATCTGGAAACAATGCGGCAATTCGTTTTAAGTAATTACCTTGATATCCTCCATAATAATCATTTGCTTTTGCGTAGTTGTTACCTATATAGATTACTCCTGTTATTCTACCACTAGATTCATTAAAGAGTTCCCATTTACTATTCGCTTGCTTGTAACTTGTTACTCTGTCAATATTGTTCATTTGTTATTCCCATGTCATAAAATCTTGTTCTTCTTCACCATTCATAATCTCTTCCCATGTTGGTCCACCAGGATACAACGGGCTTTCAGGCATGTGTTGTAAGCCAGGATTACCTTGTCTGCTAAGTCGTTGATCCATACCTACATACTCTTTTATACCTACTGAATGATGAGTGATTGGGAAAAGATAATGTATTCCATAGCGTATACAATCGCCCAATCCATCTATGTGAGCATACTTTTGCTCGGTGTATTTTACTAACTTCTTGCGTGTACCATCTTCATAATGATATGTTTGCAATGCTTCTAATAAAAATCTGTCGTCTGGCTTAACTATCAATCCACCACGATTGATAAACGCATTACTTGTATTGTCTGTATCAGCAATCAATGGATTACTCTTACGATTATTAACAATTGTAAAGCCATACTTCTCTAAAATAATTCTGTCTGTTACGCCGAATGGACTTGTAGTATCTCTATTGACTTGTGTACCACTCATGTCAATAATACTGTTGATTCTACGCTTTGGGAAGTCTAGTCGTATCGCTTCTGCTAATCCTTCTGTGCTACAATCATTGATAGCGTAACTCTTTAATATCTCTATAGTGCCGTTATTGTCTCCAGCTTTTGTTACTTGGGCAACTGTCGCACACATTACACGCTTATTAAAGTCATGGAATGTATACAAATCACCACCTTTATCTACAACATCTTTAGTGTACTTGTTCTTGTCCCAACTGTAATAGAACATGTCAGCAACACTTTCCCATTGACACATATAGTCTTGGTTAAACTTTAATGGGCTGATGATGCGCTTCTGTTCTTCAATAAAGTCTTTGTTACCACTACGCATTTGTGTGTAGTTGTAATGACGAACAACATACTTTTCTGTATTCTGTAATGCTAACTGAAACAAATCATGTAATGGTCCCGTACCGTTTGGCGTACTAATAACAATTAATCTACCCGCTGTATCTGGTGCACCAACTCTGGGACGCAAACGATTAGTAATTTCTTGTAATGTATCTTGTGTATACATTGAGGCTTCGTCTGCTACCCAAACACCTACGTTTAAGCCTCGCAAGTTCTCACGTTGCTCTGCACTTTTACAGCGAATGAACACACCATTAGGGAACTTAATTGTAAGTTCTGAATTGTTAATGTCTTTACCATCAACTAATCCAAAGTGATTCATACAACTATGCTTTAATGGCTCCCATATCAAAGACTTAATCATAGCACCTGTTGGAGCACTGTAGATTATATCTTTGCCTTTATGATAACGAGGGTCGCTTGCAAACAACGGTAATGCTATAGCCGCTAAGAATGTCTTTCCACTACCAACAGGCACTATATCAATACAGTGTTTGTCAGTAGTGAGCCAGTCTGCTAGGATAGTTTTCTGCTCACCATATAAAGGAATCTCTATGTCATTCATTTTGTAGATATAATGACTGGCATTGTTTGTTGCCAATCAGCTAACTCAACTTGTGGGAAGTTAAAGTTATTATGTAAACTTTGTCCTAATGTTGTAACATCAATCTCTTGCTTATCTGCTACAACCTTATTCAATATCATACTCTGATACTTTTGTAGTAGATGTTTGTCATCGCCCATTCTTGCGTTGTGGTAATCTTCTGCGAATCCTTCAGCGAATGGTTTATCCTTATCTTCAATGGCGGCTAAGATAGTTTGTGCTGAAAGCTTTTGCGTACTACCTTTTCTACGTCCACCGCCGGGTCTTGCACCACCACGTTTCTTTACGGGTAGTACTGATTCGCCTGTGTTAATTTCTTTCATTTAATCTTTCCTTAATAAGTTTAGCTACTTCACGATGACGATGAAACTTTGGCATCATGTTATTAATTTCTTGTAGCTTTAACACTTCTTCTGTTGTACCTTTAGTAATGATATTCTCAATAAACTTAAATTTACTATCGCAATAGCAATGTCCAATAAATTCACGTGGACTCATTCTTAGGTTTTCTCACACGCTTTGGTTTGACTACAATTGTAGGTAACGTTGGAACTTCAATATTAACTTTGTATATCTCGCCAGCTGGCTTGCGTTCAAATGCAAGCTTAATCTTTTCCCAAATATTTTTAATCATATATATACCTTTTCGTAATCTTCTACATTGTCAGTCTCATCTAGTCCATCATAGAACTTACCAGTAGACTTTTCCTTAAACTTTAGTGATCCAAACACTGATAGGAACTTTTGATTCTTCTTGCCCCATGCTTGTGTTAGTTCTAAAAATCTATCACGCCCGAACATAATCTGTAATTGTGTTTTGCAATCTTCTGGGCTTGGATTGATATCGTTCTTTGTATCCTTAAGAGTAAACATGTAGCTTATGCATTGGTCAATCTCAATCTCATTCATGTAGGGACTAAGCTCTGTCACCATCTTGTCAAAATTCTTTATGTGCCCTACATAAAAGGGCTTATCAATTAATCCTTGAAATGTTGCCATTAGTGTACTATGCTTTCTTTAGTTAAGCCATCTAGGCGTTCGTGAACATCAATGTTAATCTTACCTTTAAGCTCATCGGTTAGTCCAGCTTTGTATTCTTTGAGATAATTCTCTTGCTGTAATGCACCCAAGAACTGATGTATCGTGCGTAAGCCTAGGATCTTCATCTCAAAGATATGTCTATTGTCATCACTAAGGTCATCAACATCCATCTCCATCAATGCTTCTATTGATGTTTCAATATCTTTAACCAATGGATCAACTGTGACAACTAATTCGTTATCATCATCTCTGTATAATTTATATGTAAATTCAATCATTTATTTCGCTTTCTTCTTAATAGTATTTATTACTTTACATGTTTTTGCGTGTTTAATGATACTATTTTTATACTTAAATCCATTGTCACACGCTACACATACATAGCCATGAAACTTCCACTCGTTGTCTACCTTAATATACTTTTGTGTAACAGCTACATTAAAATCATGATCAGGCATTTCATATTGTTGATGTATTTGTTTGGGTGTTTGTTTCTTGGGCATTCAGTTCCTTTTGTTTACGACGGTGCCAACTGTCCCGCATGCTTTGTTTATGTTCTTCACTTTTAGGAACACCAAGCTTGGCAATACTCATCTTTTGTTTTTGACTATCAGGCTTTGGAACGCCTAGGCAAGCACGACGAATGCCATTACGTAAATTGTTTAATGCGTCATCACTGAAGCCACCGGTGCCTCTAATCCATTCTGTATAACCTTCGTCGGGTAATGTATTGGGAGTGACACCAAGCTCAAAACGTTTGATATGTTTTACACCATTTATATCATAACGGTGCCAACGTGTGAATGTAATTTGTTTTTTCATAATGTATACATATTTATAGTTTTATAATCTATTTGAATAAAATTGTTTGTTTTCCAAGGCATAAAAAATGGCTAACCCCATGTTAGCCATTTACTCAACAAGCATCAAAACAGATGCTACTCTCACTGTAGCGTTTGTTGAGCATGAGATAATTTGTGAACGGTTGAGCGTGTGAACGGTGTTTTGTAACGCTATAAAAATATTTTATCAAAAATAAAAGTAGGGGGTAAAAACACTGAAAATCGTTCACATCGTTCACATCGTTCACATTAATACTATATAGAAACAGTAAAATCACTAGAAAGTAGCTTAATATTCTTATTTGGCACTATATTAGTAAACAATTTGTACTCTAATCCATAATTTGTATTAGTGTTGGGTAGTCTAAAACAGTTCTTCTGTACCGTTTCGCTCACACTTCCATCATACAATAAATGTATTCTTTCTTTCTTCAAATACTCATATTTTGTTTTACTTTGATCCAAATATCTTGTAAATCTTTTAGCAATCTGTTGCATACTTAATTTAGTATTATTAGTCAATTCATGCACTGCTTGTGTTAATAAATCTAGTGTTATAATGCCACAATGATTAAATGTAGGCATAAACGCATCAAATACTAACTGTACTGTATCTTTTTGATCTTCAAAACGTTTTTTATAATCTTGTCCATGCAATGAATTTAATATTGCTAGATTTTCAATATCGTGTTTAATTAGTAAATGACTTAACCATTTACTAACTTCTTCCCGATTTTTTAGTAAATTGTTAATTTCATTAGTTCTGACTTTAGCACCTTCATTGTCTAGTCCAGCAACCATAATCTCATCTACCATAACTTTATCTGTTGTTACTACACTCCAGCGTCTATCTTCACCTGAGCCTCCAGTACCAGCAAGTTTAACTACACCGTTTGGATTATTACTAGTAAAGATCATATTGTAGTTTCTATCTGCTGTATATGCATCTATGCCTTTCTTCTCAATACGTTGTTCTTCACCACCTGTAGCATTTTTAAGTTTACCCTCTGGTAGTTCTCCTGTAGCAGGTTCGTCATAGTATAGTATAACTGCTGTTTCCCAACTAGCGTTGAATCCATCTGTTAATTCTTTAAGCGCCGCTGGTACTACACAACCATGAGTAAAGATAGTTTTTAATAGTTCAATGAAACGACCTTTACCATTACCACCTGGATAACCACCTAAGTCAATGTTTGGTATATTAGCATTTCTTTGAGGATACTTCCATTTATAAGCTAACCATTTCTCAAGATGCTCAATGTTTTCTTGTTTGCCACCGCCCACACAATACATCAAAAAGTCAAAATCTGTATTGTAGTTTATGTCTGTTGTCTCTTTGACCCAAAACTCTCTGATAACTGACATTTTGTTATAGACCATTGTG